ATCGGTGCCAGTATTGTGACCAACGGGACCGCACCGACCATAACATGGACCGGCTTGACGGTGTACCAAACAAGCCAAGTTGAGGCGGGTGTTGTTGAGCACTCATCTGCGCGGCTGAGTTCAAATGCGGGTGGTGATGTTTTAATGAAAAACGACTGGTCTGCCAACGCCACAGACCCGGCGTCAGTGTACGCGACTTGGGGCTTGTGGAATGAGACAGGACCGTCGGGCGCTCGCACGTGGTTCAACACGCCGTCCACAATTCGAGTTGGCGGAGCCGATTATGTGGGCGCGATCACGAGCGCTGGTGGTGTCGTCGTTGGGGCTGCTGGCGGGGTATCAACGACAGTTCTTCATGCCGCGCTTGAGACTGATGATCATGACAATCCCGCATTCTTGCGTCGATCTTCTGACGGAAGGATCATAGCGGCATACTCTAAGCATTCGATTGACACGAGTCTATTTATCAGAATTTCAACGAACCCAGATGACCTGAGTTCTTTTGGGGCGGAGGTTGATATCGGGAGCCAGCTTAGCGGTGGCACGCATGATGCTTACGCAAATTTGGTTGAGGTCTCTGATGGGATTTTTAATTTTTATCGCGGCGTCACTTCCGCAAATCCAAGAGGGCCACACTGCACTATATCGACCGACAATGGATCAACTTGGTCAACCGGCCAATGGCTCGCTTCGAATGGGACGCAGCGGCCATATCTTCACGTGGCCAAAGGTGGAGCAAACAGAATTGATATTGTTGTCAACGGCGGAAATCCGGGCGAAGTAACGCCCGCAGCTTGCTCGCTGTATCATTTTTATTATGAGGCTGGCAGCTGGAAAAAGAGCGATGGCACCGTCATCACCTCTCCACCCTTTGACATCTCGACCAAGCTGACCCGGATTTGGGATGGGACTACGCAAATGGCATGGTCCTGGGACATCAAGAGCTTCAGCGGCACGCCTGTGGTCGTGTATGCCGTCTTCGTATCTACGACGGATCACAGATATCGCTACGCCAAATGGAACGGATCATCATGGGATGATCACGAGATTTGCACAGCCGGCGGGACAATTTACCCTGGGGCCGGCGCCCAAGATTACTATAGCGGTGGCGTTTGCATTGATCCGGACAATCAGAATGTCATCTATTGTTCGCGGCCGGTCAGCGGCGTTCACCAAATCTTCAAGGGTGTTACAGCTGACGGCGGCACGACCTGGACGATGACGCAGCTAACATTCGGCAGTAAGAAGTCCTTCCGGCCGCAGAAGCTTTCCGGATCGTCTACAGTCACCTACGTAACCGGCGACTATACCGCCTACACGAACTTCGCCACAAACATCAAATCTGTGGCGGCGTAAGGGGTGCTCGCATTATGATCCGCTCATCGCCACCATAATTGTTCCCGTCCGCGTTCACGACACTTGATCGTTTAAAGGAAAGGCATCTTTGAAAAGCATTTTCGATACGAGCAATGACGGAACGGGTCATTCTTTGGGCGGCTGGCTCCAAGTAGCGAGCGATTATGACGGCGGCAACGATGGCGGCGAAGATGGCGGCGCCGGCTGCAATGCTACCATCCACCCCTTGGCGATATAGCCAACCGACCAATGCTGCGCCGACAAGATCGTGAAGAAGGTAGAGGGGGTAAGTTGCGAGGCCAAGCGTTCGTGCAAGGGCACGAAGCCGTGGCTTCTCGTAAGTCAGCATGTTGAGCTTCACGCTCGCGATGATGGCAATGATCGATGTGAGCCATATGGCTGAAATGGCAAGTGGCTCATCGTGTAGTACAGCGAGCTTGAGAAGGCAAAAACCGGCCAGCACTAGAATGAGCAAATTCGAGCCATTTCGGCCCTTTATAAGCGAGAGCCACAACGTTGCCCCAAGGGCAAAAAAGCATCCGTGGTGGACGAGAGATAGCTCCAGGAGGCGGTCACCCCATTGCGGTTTGAAGTGGCCAAAGAGCGCGGCGATCCAGTAGCTGCCGCTTATGAGGCCAAGCACAAGCGCAAGCCTTTGGATCCACTCGAAGCGGCCGACGGCGAGAAGTGCAAAGACACAGGCATAAAACGACACTTCAATCGGCAGCGTCCAATAGGATCCATCGATCCAGGGGCCAGTGGGGAATAGCACTAGCGAGCGCACCAGCCGTTTGGTCAGATCAAGCGGCTCCGCGAAGTCACATAGCCACGCGACCAGGAATGTGAGCGGCGCAACGATCCAGATCGCCGGCATAAGCCGGATGATGCGGCTCTTCAAAAACCCATATGCGCTGGCGCTTTCGGCCGAGTACGCGATGACAAACCCGGACAACACGAAAAAGATATCAACGCCCACATATCCGTGCTTCAGGAACTCGCCATAGGGAAGAACCAAGCCGGGAGATGATGCGGCCCGAACCGGAGTCGCCGCCTCCGGTCCGCTCGCAACCCAAAATCCCAGATGGAAGAGAGTAACCAGAAGCGCCGCAAAGAAACGAATGAAATCAATTCCAACGATCTGGCGTGACATCTACGGCCCCCTACTAGCCCGATCCAAATACCATCATAGCCGATACGTTAGGCGCAAACCACGATCTTGATAGGCCTTTGATTTAACGTCATGATCCGCTCAATCGCCACGATCACCGTCGACCCGACGCTCACGGCGCTCACCACGCTCCAGCGCGCGAAGGACGAGCTTTCGATCACGGACAGTGCGTCAGACGCGCTGCTGCAGGCCAAGATCGATGAGGCCTCGTCCGACATCGAGGCCCACACCAACCGCGTCTTCGCCAAGGCGACGCTGTCGGAGACCTTCTGGTGCGATGCCTTCGAGGGCTATCGGCAGGGTCATTCGCGCCACCTCAACTCGCTCACGCTGGCGCGCACGCCCATTGTGAGCATCACCAGCGTCACGGTCGATGACGCCGTGGTAGCGGCGTCCGAGTATCGGCTCGACGCTCAGTCAGGTCTTCTGTTCCGCCTCACCTCGGACGGCTTCCCGTCCGTCTGGTGCTGGTCGAAGGCCGTCGTGATCGTCTATGTGGCCGGCTACGATCTCCCGGGCTCTGTGCTTCCGGTGGTCGCCAATCTGCCGCCTGCGCTGCAGGCGGCGGCGTTGTCGCTCCTGAATTCCTACTGGCAGAGCCGCGGCCGGGATCCAATGGTGCGCGGGGAATCGATACCGGGGCTTGGCGACGTTCAGTATTGGGTTGGCTCTGTCGGAGAGTCCGGCCAGTTGCCGCCCGATGTGATGGCGAAGATCACGCCGTTCCGGCGCTACATCATCGGCTAGCGCCGTTTCTGTATAGACGACTTCATTATCCGGAATTGGGGAAGTTCTCCCCAATTCAATACACAAAGGGTGAGCGATGTCGCTCGTAACCAAGATCAAAGCCCGCATCACGGCGCTGCTGACCAGCACCGCTGACCATTGCACGCCGCAGGCGAGCCCCGAGCTCGATCTTTCCTTTGACATGGCGACGGGAACGGGCGCGAACCAGGCCAACCAGGTCTTTTCCGATCAGCGCACGATCAACGCCTCCTCGAGCGAGGAGCTTGACCTCTCCGGTGTGCTGGCCAATGTGCTGGGTGCCACCATCGCCTTCACTGCGGTCAAGGCGATCCTGATCCGCGCGCTCGCGGCCAACGTCAACAACGTGGTGGTCGGCAATGCGGCGGCCACGCAGTTCCTCGGCGGCTTCGGCGCGGCGGCCAATACTTGGTCGATCCCGCCTGGCGGGTTCTTCTTCGTGACCGCGCCGGCCGGGGGCTGGACGGTCGCCAATGCCTCGACCGACAAGCTCAAGATCGCGAACTCCGGCGCCGGCACGGCGGTCGTCTACGACATCATCGTGATTGGTATCGGCTGATGACGCCCGAGCAGGCGACCTCCATGTATCGGCGTCGCATGGCGCCGTTTGAGACGGTCGTCATCCGGCAATATTTCGGGACGGGCTCCGGCCGTGAGCACTTCGATTGGACGGTGAGGGCACGCGTCGTCAGCGCTCAGCAGAGCGAGCTGATCGGCTCCGTCGTGCAGGCCGACAGCAAGGCGATCGTGCTGCATGAGGACCTAGTCGCCGCGAACTTTCCGTTTCCGCTCACGACGGACATGAGAATGATCGTCCGGCGCAAGGAACTCAGGATCAAGTCGATCGACGACCAGATGCGGCGGCTGGGCGAGCATGTGATCGCTTACGACATCGTCATCGGTGGCGCATGACTACAGCCACCCAAGCCTTCAACGCGCTGCGCACGGTGCTCACTGGCGCGCCGGCGATCCTCGATGCGCACGGCAACACGCTGCCGTTCCGCTTTCAAAACGAGGATGGCGGGTCGATGCCGGACGTGCCGGCGGCGTTCGCCTATGTGATCTTCGACGTGCAAGGCGCGGGGCAGGGGCCAGTCGCCTTTGGTGGTGGCCGCGGAGCCAATCTTTACCGGAACCAGGCGCTGCTGACCGTCTATGTGTTCGTGCCGGCGGGCGAGGGGCTCGCGGTTGCGGCCGATCTCGCCGAGCAGGTCGCCGCGCGCACGCGCAGTTACCGCGATACGGACGTCTCCTGCTTTGCGGCGAGCGTGCATCCGTATGGGCATGGATCAGCGCTGGCGCCGCCCGGAATGAACTCGGAAGTGAACAGCTATTACTGCGCCGTCGCTGAGACGGTCCTTCACTACGACCAAATCGGTTAACCCCCTATCGGAGGACAGAACCATGTCTCTCGGCGAAAATGTCTCCTCATATTTGGCCTACAAAGCGTACTCGGTTGGAACAATCACGGCCAACACGGAGGCGACGTCATCCTCCGACCCGGGCACGTCTGGCGGCCAAAAGTTGCGCCGCACGACAGCGACTCCGAATCTCAGCAAGGACACCTATCAGTCCGCCGAAATTCGCTCAGATCGGCAGGTCTCCGATTTCCGACACGGAATGCGGAAGGCGAACGTGACGCTCAACGGCGAGCTTTCGCCAGGAACATATTTCGACTTCATCGAGGCAATGTGCCGAGGCACCAAGACCGCAGCGGTTGCCACGAGCAATTCAGACTGGACCAGCGTTGCGGCCGACAATGCCACCTCCACGTTCACATTCACCAGCGGCGACCCCGTTGCGTTGGGTTACCGGGTCGGCATGGTGGGACGGTTCACCAATCTTTCGGCGGCGGGCAACAACAGCACCAACTATCTGATCACGGGTTTCTCCGGCACGTCGAACCGCGTCATGGCAGTCTATCCGGCGCCGACCACCATGGCCGCGGACACCACGGCCAACTTCACGTCGGTCGGCAAGCGGGTGTTCCCGCCGAGCTCGAGCTTCGTCTCGCGCAAATTCGGTATCGAGTCCCATCACGTCGATCTCGACATCTCGCGGTTCTTCACTGAATGCCGCATTGGTGGGATGAAATTCGGGTTGCCTGCAACGGGCATGTCGACTGTCGAGATATCGGCGCTTGGCCGCGATATGGAGACCTACTCCGGCGGCTCTGCCCCGTTCTTCACAGCGCCGACGGCGGAGACAACCACGGGGTTGCTCGCGGCGGTCAATGGTCTTGTGCGCGTGGGTGGCGTCAATGTCGGCGTCATCACGGCGGCGCAGGTCAACATTGATCTTTCACCCGATGGGCCGGCCGTTGTTGGCCAGAACTTCGCCCCTGAAATCTTTCTCGGCCGCTTCAAATGCTCCGGGCAGATCACGGCGTTCCTGCAGGACCTGACCCTCATCAACGCGTTTTTAAACGAAACCGAAACCGAGCTTTTATTTTACCTGCTGACCGGGTCAACCGCGACTGCAGATGCGATGACGATTTATCTGCCGCGCAACAAGTTCGGCGATGCGCAAGTGGGGCTTACCGGGGAGGCCGGGATTCCCGTGACGCTCCCGTTCACGTCTTTACTCTATTCCGGGGCTGGCCCTGGCATAGACGCAACTACTGCCGCATTTCATGACACGGCGGCCTGACGAGGTCGGCCCATCACAACCGTTCAACTCCGGAGAACCCATGAGCAAATTCGCTGCCCTTGCCGTCAACGTCGTCGACTCCTTCAACATGCAGATCATCTCGCCACGCGATGAGATGGTGCTGAAGGATGCCGCCGGCCGCGAGGCCTTCATCTCTTTCCTGTCGAACGACAGCGAGGCCGGCCGCAAGCTCGATCGCGCCTACCAATTGGCGCAGGCGCGCAAGAAGCGAAACGGTCGCAACGCTGAGGACGACGAGGACTACATCAAGTTGCTGGTCGAGAGGCTGGCTGCTCTGACGACCGGCTGGTATCTGGTCGACCTCGACGGCAACGCGATCGACGTTCCCTTCTCTCCGGAAAATGCGAAGGAGCTTTGGTCGGATCCGGCTATGAGTTGGCTGCGGACGCAGGCCGCTGTGTTCGTGAACAACGCCGGAAATTTTATGCCGCGCTCGTCGAAGAGCTAGTTGCCTTCGCCGAGCACGTGTTCCGCAATTCCAGGCGGATGAAGAGCGACGGAGCGCCCGAGGGCACACATCGCTCCTCCGCCAGTGATCAGTGGGTCAAGATGGGCATCGTCCCGAAGGCGGCGACCCAGATCAACGAGCCAGAATGCCCGCCGGAGCTGCTCTACCTCTGGCGCGACTTTGTCGAGCTTGCCTGCGGGCTGGCGGGCGGCTTCGGCCCTCCGGTGGTGACATGGGAGGCGCTCGACGCATGGTGCCGGCTCACCGGGGTGGCGCTCGAGCCCTGGGAGGCGCGCACGCTCATCCGGCTTGGCCAGCGCCGGGCGATCATCGAGAGCGAAGAGGGCGGCGGGAATGGCGGTCAAGACCACAATCGAGCGTCTCGACCTCACTGATCTTCTCTCAGACATGACGCCAGCGGCGCAGAGCGCATCGATCGCGGGCTTTGCCAAGGATCGGCTCGCCGAGGCGCAGGCAGTCCAGAAGCGTGCGGGTGGGCGTGCAGC